ACTTCTTTCTTTTTTCTTCCTAAATCGCGGCGATGGGCCGGCGATGTCTTGAATCACGCATAGCACAAAGGAGCTTTCGCCGATGGGTATCCAAAACTTTCCGGCTGCACTGCAGCCGATCATTCAGCAGGGCTTTCTGGAGCGTGAGTTCGAGACGGCGCTGAAGTCGCGGCTGGGGTATCGGCTGATTGCCGATCGCGAGGAGTTCGCGGTGGGGATTGGCGAGACATTGACCAAGACGCGGGCTGGGTTGAAGCCGAGTGTGACGGTGCCGCTGGCGGCGGCGAGCAATACGAACCTGGATAATGGTCTGACCTCGACGAATTGGGGTGTGGAGCAGTATACGATTTCGCTGAATTTTTATGCGGCGACGCAGGATCTCAACATGGTCACGAGCCGGGTGGGGATTGCGAGCCAGTTTTTGCAGAATGCGGCGACCAATGGCGAGCAGGCGGCGCGCAGCCTGGATGAGCTGGCGCGCAATGCGCTGTTTGCGCCGTATTTTGGCGGAAATACGCGGGTGATGACGACGCTGGGTTCGGCGGGGCCGAATGTTGAGGTTGATGACGTTCGTGGGTTCCAGACGGCGTTTTCCAATGGCGTGCAGCAGACGGTGTCCTCGACCTATCCGCTGACGGTGATGGTGGGTTCCAATACCTACACGCTCGTGAATGTGGTGCCGGATGTGACGAATGTTTCGACGGCGCCGAACGGGATTTCTGGGCAGTTGACGTTTTCCGGCAATGTGACGGTGGCGGATGCGACCGCGGGCAATCTGGTGCAGGCGGCGACCGCGAGCAGCATTGTGCGGCCGGCGAGCCGGCTGACGACCGCCGCGTTGCAGGCGACCGATACGCTGAGCATGGGCAATCTGCTGGATGCGGTGGCGCTGTTGCGGCGCAATGCGGTGCCGCTGGTGGATGGGGTTTATAATTGCTATCTCGATCCGGTTTCGGCGCGGCAGTTGTTCTCAGACCCCGATTTCAAGCAGTTGTTCCAGGGGGCGACTTCGTCGAATCCGGTGTTCCGGCAGGGGATGGTGAGTGACTTCCTGGGGCTGCGGTTTATTACGACCACGGAAGCGTATGTCCAGACGCACCCGAGCATTTCGAATCTGTTTGTGCGGCGGCCGATTGTTTGCGGGCAGGGTGCGCTGATCGAGGGTGATTTTGCCGGCATGGCGGCCGATGATGTGGCGCCGAAGGACAGCCTGGTGAATGTGATCGACAATGTGGCGATGGTGACGCGCGAGCCGATTGACCGGCTGCAGCAGATTATCGCGCAGAGCTGGTATTGGATTGGCGGGTTCTGTGCGCCTTCCGACACGACCACCACGCCGAATGTGGTGCCGACCGCGACGAATGCGAATTACAAGCGCGCGGTGATGATCGAGCATATCGGTTAAGGAGCGGAGAGATGTCAACGGGAGCGACGCAACCATTCCGGCCGGCCGGGACGGCGCATGTGAGTGCTACCACCAGTGCGGCGAGTATTGCGCTGGTGGGCGGCGGGAACGCGGTGCTGATTTATAATTCGACCAGTGCGACGGCGTTTTTCCGGCTTGGCGGCGCGGGTGCGCTGACGGCGACCACCTCCGACACGCCGGTGCCGGCGGGGGCGCGGATGCTGGTGGGTGCTGGGCCGTTTGTGAGCTATGCTTCGGTGTTGCTCAGCACCGGGACCGGCACGGTGTATTTCACGCTCGGCGACGGGGATACGTACTGAGATGTCGGGCAATATCCCGGCAGCCTTCACCGATGGGCAGAAGGCGGATATTCGGCGGTTTTGCGGCTATCCGGCCTATGGGGCGGGGGCGGCCGGGTTTGAGTCCTGGCGGTTTTTTCAGGCCTATGGGACGCTGGAGTATCGGATGAATAATCTGGCGCCGGCGGAGATTGCGGTCTCCCTGCAATATCTCTCCACACTGGCGACGCTGGAGGCGGTGATTCCGACGACTTCTGAGAACCTGGATACCGAGAATGCGGCGGCGTGGACGCATAATGCCGATGAGCTGCGGGACCGGAGCAATTTGTTCGATAGCTGGCGGCGGCGGTTTTGCGGGTTTCTGGGCGTGCCGCCTGGGCCGGCGCTGGCGCAGGCCGGCGTGACGCTGGTGGTGTGAGATGGATGGGGTGAGGTTGGCGGACCGGCTTGCCTATGGCGCTGGGTGTGCTGCGCGGCGGGCGGGATTTCTGCACGATGCGTATCGGCCAGATGGGCCGGAGGCGCCCGTGGACCTGGCCAAGCGGTTTCTGCGGTTGGCGGTGGCTTATGTGCTGCCGGGCGGCTCTGTGGCCGCTCCGAGCGGGTTTGGCGTGCCGTTCCGGCAGGCCTGGGCGGATTGGAGTTATCTGCGCGAGGGCGATTATCTGGCGGGGCCCGAGGGGACGGTGTTTGTGGCGGCGATTGAGCCGCCAAAGCCGATGCTGGTGGTGATGACGAACACAGTGGTTGACCTGGCGCGGCCGGCGGCACCCGTGCTGGCGGGGTTGAATGCCTATGGCGCGGTGTTGCCGGGGACGGAGACGAAGCTGGTGGCGGGGTTTCCGGCGAGTTTGCTGGTGGGCGGGGTGGATGACCGCACCAGAGCGGGGCTGCCGGATGATACCAAGGTGCCGGGATTTACCGCGCTGCTGCCGCGGGTGGAGGGCGTATTGCCGCATGTGGCGGATATTTTGACGAATGATCGGAATGAGCGGTTTGTGGTGACGGCGGTGGAACAGGTTTCCGCGGTGTGGCGCCTCTCGCTGGTGCAGGCGGTGAGCTGATGGCGGACCAGGCAGATGTGGAGACCGCGCTGGCGGCGATTGTGGCGAATGCGCTGTATCCCAATGGGACGGCGGCGGCCAGTGTGATTGGGAATGTTTGCCGGGTGTATCGGGGGTATCCGACGGCGCCGGCGCTGGATGCGGATCTGGCGGCCGGGGTGGTGCATGTCTCGGTGGCGGCGGGGGATGCGCCGGCGCGGAATGTGACGCGGTATCCGCGCAAGTGGATTACGGTGGCGCCGGTGCTGACGGTGTTGGGTGTGGCGGTGACTGGGCAGTCCGCGACGTTCAGCGGGGCTTGCGCGGTGGGGCAGCTGGCCGGCGTGATTGTGAATGATTCGGCCTATGCCTATGCGGTGCAGGGCAATGATAGCCCGGCGACGGTGGCGAGCAATCTGGCGGCGATTCTGCGGAGTGCAGGCTGGCTGGTGGCGTATGCCGGCACGAGTGTGGGCGTGCCGGGGGCAATGCGGTTTGAGGCGCGGGTGGTGAGCGGGGCTGGCGCGTTGCAGGAGATCAAGCGGCAGGCGCAGGAGTTCAAGATTTCCATGTGGTGCCCGGATCCGGCGAGCCGGGATGCGGTGGCGCCGGTGGTGGATGAGGCGCTGGCGGGGGTGAATTTTATTCCGCTGGCGGATGGGTCTTATGCGCGGGTGATTTTTGCCAATAGCGATGCGCAGGATGGGGCGGCGGATGCGGTGCTGTACCGGCGAGATTTGACGTATAGCGTTGAGTATCCGACGACGGTTTCGCAGGTGATTCCGGCGATGTTGTTTGGCGATACGAATTTGTCTGCCAATGCGGGCTTTGTTGTGGATTTGCCGGTCGCTTAAGTAAGCGGTCGCTCAAGGCGTGGATGGCCGCTTTCGCGGCCATGACGGGAAGTTTGAGTGGCAAGGGCCCAGACTCACAGAAAGTTTTTTGCGGAGCTTTTTTTCAAAAAAGCGACCTCTTTCTTCAAAGGATTTTCCATGAAATTTCATCTTGTGGTGCTGAAGCCCTTTGCCGGGTTCAAGCGCGGCGACCTGATTACGGACCAGGCGATGGTCGAAAAAGTTCTGGCGGGGCCGCAGGCCGGTTCCGTGGTGCGCATTATGGCCAAGGAGGGCTGAGCCATGCCGATTGTACAACAGGGCGCGATCAACACGACCGCGCTGATCGTGCCCGATCTTTATGTGCAGATTGTGCCGCCGCAATCGCTGTTGCTGAATGGCGTGCCGACGGATGTTCTGGGTGTGGTGGGCACGGCGAGCTGGGGGCCGGTGGGCGAGCCGACGATTATTGGCAGCATGAGCGATTATGCCGCGGCTTTTGGCGCCGTGATGCCGCGCAAGCATGACATGGGCACGCAGGTTGCGACCGCGGTGCAGCAGGGGGCGGGGAATTTCCGTTGCGTTCGCGTTACGGATGGGACGGATACCGCGGCATCGATTACCGTGCTGGGCGGTGTGACGTTTACCGCGCTTTATACGGGCAGCCTTGGGACGGAGCTGACGCTGACGTTTTCCGCGGGTTCGGCCGCGAGCACCTGGCGGATGTCTGTTGCGCTGCCGGGGCAGAGCCCGGAGGTGTATGATAATATTTCGGGCAGCGGGGCGACATTCTGGGGCAATCTCGCCAATGCGGTGAATAATGGGAATGGCGTGCTGCGGGGGCCCTCGCAGTTGATTGTGGCGACGGTTCTGGGTGGGGTGGCGACGCCGGTGGCGGGGGTTTTCTCGTTCAGCTCGGGCACGCCGGGCAGTGATGGCGCGGTGAGCATTACGGCGGCGACGCTGGTGGGTATTGATACGTTGCCGCGGCTTGGGATGTATGCGCTGCGCGGGCAGGGCTGTGCGATTGCGCTGCTGGCGGATGCGGATGATGATACGCAGTGGAGCGTGCAGACGGCGTTTGGGCTCTCCGAGAGTGTGTATATGATTTTGACCGGGCCGGCCGGTGATAATATTGCGAATGCGGTGACGATCAAGGCCGAGGCAGGGATTGATAGTTATGCCGCCAAGCTGATGTTTGGCGATTGGGTGTATTGGTCCGACCAGGCGAATGCGTTGATACGGCTGGTTTCGCCGCAGGGGTTTGTGGCGGGGCGGCTGGCGAATTTGTCGCCGGAGCAGTCTTCGCTGAACAAGCCGCTTTATGGGGTGATTGGGACGCAGAAATCTGGCCAGCCTGGGGTGGGGACGGCGAGCACGTATGCGACGGCGGACTTGTCGGCGCTGCTGGGGTCGGGGATTGATGTGATTGCCAATCCGCAGCCGGGCGGGGCGTATTGGGGGGTGCGGGGCGGGCATAATTCCTCGTCTAACGCGGCCACCAATGGGGATAACTATACGCGGCTGACGAATTATATTGCGAGCACGCTGGCGAGCGGGATGGGGGCGTATGTGGGGCAGCTGGTGAATTCCACGCTGTTCCAGAATATTCGAGCGACATTGCTGGCATTTTTGAATGGGCTGCTGAGCCAGGGATTGCTGGGGAGCACGAATGGGGCGCTGCCGTTTGCGGTGGTGTGCGATGTGAGCAACAACCCGCAGAGCCGGACGGCGTTGGGCTATGTGCAGGCAGATGTGCAGGTGCAGTACCAGGCGATCAACGAGAAGTTCATTGTGAATGTGCAGGGCGGGCAGACGGTGCAGGTGAGTGTGCAGACGATACCGTCAAACGGTTGATGTGGGAGCAGGGATATGCCGTATAATACGTTTTCCGTTGGCAGCGACTGCCAGATTGTGGTGATGGGGCCGTTTGGCCGGGTGGATCTGGCGCATGTGACAGGGTTTGAGGCGCGCCAGATGACGATGGCGGTGCGGGTGGACCGGCTGGATGGGGTGCAGCTGGGGGCGGAGTTGCCGAAGGGGTGGACGGGGAGTTTTTCGCTCGACCGCGGGTCCTCGGCGGCGGATGATTTTATTGCGCAGATCGAAGCGGCGTATCTGGCCGGGCAGTCGATCGCTGCCGGCACGTTGTATCAGTATGTGAATGAGCCGGATGGGTCCACCTCGACGTATCAGTTCAACGGAGCGGTGTTCAAGCTGACCTCGGCGGGGCAGTATAAGGGGGATGCGGCGGTGACGCAGCGGCTGGATTTTTATGCTTCCGGGCGGGTGAGGGTTTGATGACGGACATTGTGACGGATAAAGCAGGGCGGAAGATTCAATTGCGGCGGATCGGGGTGCTGGACCATTTGCGCTTGTTCAAGGCGCCGGGGCCGGAGCTTTCGGAGAATGTCCCGTATATGCGTGGAGCATTGATCGCCGCGGCGGTAGCGATGATCGATGATGTGCCGGTGCCGTTTCCAGTCAACGAGGCGGCGCTTGAGGCGACGTTGGATCGAATCGGCCTTGAGACCATGCCGCTTATCGCGAAAGCCATGACTCAGCGCCCAGAGCGGGAACTGGCGGCCGAAGCGGGAAACTAGCGCGGCATCCCGCGCTCACGGATTGTTTGTATCTGGTTCGCTGCGGGGTGCCGTACGACGTTGCGTTCAGCCTCGATGAGGCGGAGCGGATGGCATATGTCGTCTTGCTGGGGCAGTTTTCTGGATTGAGGTACAACTGGAACCTATTGCGCTGGGAGGCTGTTTGACATAGCTTTCTCTACCTTTCGTTGAATTAAACTTTAGGTCTCGGGCAAAGTTGTGGTTAGGTTTCGTCGGCCGGTTTTAGTTCTTGCTTTGGTGGCTTGGTGCTTGACGCTGGGCTTGGGCGTCTTTCTGTCCTATTGGGCAACCATCGCTTGGATGTATGATATTGACTTTGACACGCTTTGGTCGTCTCCGTGGTGGATGTTGATCCTTTATACGCCGGTTGTCGCAGTCGGAACGTTAATCTGTTTTTTTGTAAGGTTTCGTCTGGGTCTAGGTTCCGCAGCCATTTTGATACTCGTGATTTCTATTCAGGCAGACTCGGGCCCGATTTGCCATGCGCTCTATATCGCAGGATTTTACGCCGAGACATTCCCTACGTCGCGCTACGTTACGCAGGATTGTCACCCGATAGCTTTCCAACAGGCCGGCCGGCCCTATCGCTTTGGTGTTTGTGACCTGATCTTGGATCCGAACGGTCAAATGAATTTTGAAGGGGAAATAGTCTACGACACCAGTGGTGACACAGCTAGGTACTCTGAAACTGCGAGCCGGTATCCGAAAGCTTATGTCGATGCAGTTAGGAAGTTTTTCCACAATGACCCGAATGAGGCCTTTGACGTTGCCGATTTTCAAGCGACTCCAATATTCGGAAGTTTTTATTTGGTAAACTTCCTTCCTGAAGACGCTGCTGGATTTACAGCTGATTATGGTCCGCCACCGTCTGATAAAATGAACATATTTAAGCCGATGTTCTATTGATATGGAGTTGGTAGATCATGAGTGACCCCAATACTCGACAGTTCGGCGATTCGGTTGGCCCACAGGAAGTCTTTTATGCCTACCCGGATGGTAAGCGCAGCGTATCATTTAGGACCCCACCCCAAAACCTGGGATTCGATAAAGGGAAGGAAGTAGCACTCGAATACCTGTCAATAGACGGCAGTCTGATTGCCGACAGTTACTATTTCCAGAACGGTAAGGGCGGTTCGAGTTCCAACAATTATTATAAGAGGTTGAAGTCCGATGGATCAATAGATGAGCAAAGTCAATTTCAAAATTCTCACAACTTCCTGGTCGTTCAGCAGAATTTTGATTTGTCTCAGGTTATGCTCACGGCAAAGGCTGTGGGCGACCTTTATAAGCAGCATCATGAGCTTCAGGCGGATGCGATGCTGGTTTTGGCGTTTAAAGAAGGAGGAACTCTAGATTACCAGCGTGGAAAATTATACGGCGTGCCGCCGGGCGAAATTGATGTGGAGGCTGTGGACAGCGCCTCATTTATGTTTGGTTTTACAACGGAACTGGGCGGAATTCCGGAGCAAGAAGCGGAAAAAGGCGCCGTTAGATATAACACTATCGTAAACCGCCATACTGCGACTGGCCCATTTGGCATGAACCCGCGAGACTACGAGGAGTTTTCCGCTGGATACGACTTTGCTCGCCATGCCGCTGATGACCCCAATTCATCGATATATAAGATGATGAAGGCTTTTGGTCTGGGTGTATCGAACCAGCCTGGTAATGCCAAATCGTTTGCGCCTGGGGCATCGCTTGTTTCCCCTGCGCCTACGAAAGGGAAAAAGCACACGTACAACGATCACAGGCTGCCGGCGACGTTTGGAGGTTTTTTCCATATGGAATCCTCCGAGCCAGCCTTTGCAAGTGCGTTGGCTGATGGGCTGAATTGGATGCATCAGTTCGAGGGTGCAGCAGGATCGATCCAACTTGGACACGCTTCGCTTTTCTCTCCCTTCAAAGAAAGACAGACCGGTGAAACTGCGTTTATGGCTCTGGCAACGCATTGGTTTTTTGGAGGAGCGCGCTTGCCTGGAAGTCGATCGTTCGCGCCTGTTAGCGCTAACCTTGCTCACGCTTCCCGTGGATCATTATGGGAGCCCGCAGAGATTGCCAGCGATGGAAGCGGAATTCAGACTATCGCTGATCGATTGTCCTGGAGGGTCTCCGGCGACCTATTGGCGACCAGCACGGATACGCATCGGGGCCGCCGGCGGAGTAGTGCCGGCGAAGGCAGCGACGCTGGGTTTCCAGATCCCGAGCATCGCGTTAGACTTTCTGAACGAGGCCTTTCCCAGTCATTGAACGAGTATTTCATGCGGCAGGCGCGGTTGCCGCCGGCGGGCGGGTCGGGGTTTGACCCGCGACTCACGCCGGCGTGGCCGGGGGTGAAGGTCTCGGGTTGAGGTTGACTAAGTGGTGAAGGTTAAGCGGCGTCTCGGGTATACCATTCAAAGTCTGGGTTGCTTTGCCGTTCGGTTCTGGGTTGCTTCCACCGGCATTCGCCGGGGTCGCAATGACGAATGAGAAACGGTTCTGGGCTACTTGCCTCTTCTTTCGCGGCGGTCGCAATGACGCGTGAGGGACGGTTCCAAAAATGCAGGTTGAAAGGCCTGCGCTGAACCCGGACGCGGATTGCGCGCCACGCGGCGCGCGGCGCTGATCGCCCTACGGCCTTTCTGAAAACGATTCATTGGGGTTGGCATGAGCAATGTGATTCTGACCCTGGGCGGGGTGCCGTTCCAGGATATGGAAGTGCCGGAGAAAATCTCGTTCGGCGGCAAGCAGCGCGTCGCGGTGCAAAACCTGATCGGCGGCGGGCGCGTGGTGGAGGCGCTCGGGCTGGATGATGGAGAGATCTCGTTCTCCGGGATATTTTCAGGCGGCGATGCGGTGAGCCGGGCGCAGCTGCTGGATGCGGCGCGCGCGCTGGGCGCGACGCTGCCGCTGGTGTGGGACGGGTTTTTTTATACCGTCATCATCGAGGAATTCACGGCAGAGTATCGCAAGACGAATCTGATTCCGTTTACGATCACCTGCGTCGTGGTAAGCGACCCGGTGGCGGCGCTGGCGGCATTGGCCACGCCGGTGGCGAGCCTGGTCGGGAATGATCTGAGCGCGGCAAGCGCGCTGAGCGGCCAGGCCGGGGTTTCCCTGGATGGGCTGAGTGCGGCGAGCCTGGCGGGATTTGCGGGCGTGCAGGGGCTGCTCGCCTCCGTGACCGCGAGCAGCGGGGCGGCGTTGAACACGGGGACAGCGGCGCTGAATGGCGCGCCGGATGCCGGCGCCGGGGTGGCGGCGATCAATGGGCTCGGGACGTCGTCTTCACAACTGGCGGCGGCGAGCGCGATGACGGGGTATGTGAATCGCGCGGCGAGTAACCTGACAAGTGAGCTGGCATGAGCAATCAGCGTGAGACGGTCGCGGGCAGCAATTTGTTTGCCCTGGCGGCGAAGTATCTGAACGATGCGACACAGTGGATCCGAATTGCGCAGGCGAATAATCTCTCTGATCCGGTGCTGAAGGGCGTGAATGTTCTGGTGATTCCGCCGGTGGATGCGTCGGCGGGGGGTGGCGTTGCCAGCTGAACAGCCGCAATTGCGGCTGAGCATTGCGGGCGTGCCGGTGCCGGGCGCGGTCTCGCTGGAAATTGAGTCGGTGGCGTATTTTTCCGCCAGCCGGTTCCGGATTGAGTTTGCGATTGGCGCCGCGGCATTTACCACCGCGGCGTATTTCGCGGCGCTGGGGTTGCAGACGATCACGATTGAGGCGGCGTTGAGCGGGTTTGGGTATGCGACGCTGCTGACGGGGCAGATCGATAACATTCGGATCGATTTGCTGAGCAATACGGCGGTGTTGAGCGGGCGGGATTTGTCGGCGCGGTTGATCGATACCGAAATCTCGCAAACCTTCGCCAACCAGACTTCGAGCCAGATTGCGACTACGATCGCGGACCGACATGGGCTGACGGCAAATGTAACGTCCACGAGCATTTTGGTGGGGCAGTATTATGAGCTGGACCATGCGCGCAGCGCGCTGGGGGTGAATTCGCGGACGACGACGGAGTGGAATCTGCTCGTTGAGCTGGCGAAGATCGAAAATTTTGTGCTTTCGGTGACGGGAACGACGCTGAATTTTGGGCCGGCGGTGGCGGGGCAGCCGGTGTTTGTGACGCCGCAGCGTTTTATTTCGTTGAGTCTGGATGTGGCGACGACGATTCCAATGTCCGCGCAGGTGAAATCCTGGAATACGCGGCAGAAGGCGGTGGTATCGGAGAGTGCCGGCAGCGGGGCGGCAACGACGATCATACGGCCGAATTTGACAGCGGCGCAGGCGCAGAGCGTGGCGGCGAATCATCTCTCGACGCTGCGGCAGCATGGCACGTTGATGGTTGGGACGATGCCGGCGGATGTGACGCTGATGCCGGGGATGGAGCTGGTGCTGACGGGCACGAATTCGGCGCTGGACCAGACGTATCGCGTGAGTGCGGTTTCCAGGCTGTTGCAGGCAAAGACGGGATTTACGCAGACCGTGCTGGCGTTTGGCGTGGTTTAAGGAGCGAGCGTTTTTTGCGGAGCTTTTTTGCA